AAGCGGTGATGACTACAAGCGTGGCGGCAAGGCTGGCAATTACACTGGCGGCACCCGTCCAACCGGTGGCCGTGTTGCTAAGGCCGGTGGTGGCCTGTTGAATGCGATGAATGATGACGCTCCCAAGTCCAAGAAGAGCGGCAAGACCAACATCAACATCATCATCAACCCGCACAAGATGGACAATCAGCCTCCGGCTCCGGGCGCTCCGATGCCCCCGCCGCCCCGTCCAATGCCTCCCCCGCCGCCCCCGATGCCGCCGATGGGCGCTCCTCCGGGAATGCCGCCGGGTGGAATGCCCCCCGGTATGCCCCCGGTCGGTGGTCCGCCTCCGGGTATGCCGCCGATGCCGCGCAAGTCCGGCGGCAAGGTCGGTCACCGCAGCTATAGTTCCTACAAGGATATGGATGCTGGTTCTGGCGGCGGGCTTGGTCGCCTTGAGAAGATCGAGATTGCCAAGAAGAAGTATGTCAAGCCGGTCTAAGTTGCCAATCTGGTAATTAGTAACTATATGTAGTGGGCCGGGGGAGACCTCGGCCCATTATTTTTGCCTAATCGTAGGGGCGTTTATGCAAACAATTGATACGGTTTTTCAGCGCGAATTAAAGAAGCTGATTGCCACTAGGATACTGGACCTAAAGGATAATTTGGCGATGAACTCTTATGAGAGCGTCGCTGAATTTAAGTACCTGATGGGTAAGATTGCTGCCCTTACGGACATGGCGGACATGATGGATGCGGCCCAAGAGGCCTCTGATCAACGCAACCGTTAAAGTATTAAAGGGATACCTATGCCTCCTAGAATGATGGAACACGACGAAAACCCGAAGGTAGTTCTGAAAGAACAAATCGGGAACATTGATAGCTTTGAAATTTATAACAATCAGATTTTGATCGCTATCTATATCAGGCCTGAAAAGACCAAGAGCGGCATCTACCTGACCGATGGTCACCGCGCTGAAGACCAATATCAGTCAAAGATTGGCCTAGTCCTGAAAAAGGGTCCGGCTGCTTTTGAAGGTGATGACAGCCTGTGGTTCAAAGACATGAACATTGAACTGGACGACTGGATCGTGTTCCGGCCCTCGGAAGGCTGGGCAATTACCGTCAATGGCGTCCTGTGCCGGATGCTGGATGACACCTCCGTGCGCGGGAAGATCGACGTACCTGACAAGATTTGGTGAAAGGACCAATCAAAATGGCAAAAAAGCAAAAGGACGAAGAGGTTGAGGTTGTTCTGGAGGCCCCGGAAGCCATGGAGACCCAGCCTGAACTTGAACTTGAGATCACAGATAAGCCTGAGCCGGTAGAAACTAAGGCTTCGGATAACGATAAGGCTATTTCGGACCTGAAAAAGCAGCTTGAGACCGAGCGTACTGCCCGGTATGAGGCCGAAAATCGGGCTAGGCAGAGCAGCAATACCGCTGCAAAGGCCGAAACCGACGTTCATCAGGCCAATTTGCACCTAGTTAACGGTGCGATTGAGTCCATGACCCGTGAAACGGAAATCCTGAAGGCCAATTATGCCAATGCGACGGCTAACGGGGATAATGAACAGGCGGCAAACATCGCTTATGCCATGTCGGAGACGGCTGCGAAGCTAAACCAGCTTCGTTTGGGCAAGGAAAGCCTTGAAAGCCAGCCTCAGCAGCGGGTTCAGCCTATGGAAAGGCGTATGGACCCCGTTGAGGAGTTCGCAAGCCAGCTTTCCCCGCGCTCTGCGGACTGGGTTCGCGCCCACCCCCAGTGTGTGACCGATCCCCGGCTCATGACGAAGATGATTTCGGCTCATAATATTGCCGTAGCCGATGGAATCCCGGCTGACAGCGACGAATACTTTGAGTTCGTCGAAGATACGCTGAAAATGAACCCCAGAAGGGCAGAGCCGGTCTATGACGCCGAGCCTGCCCTGTCTGCGGCGTCTGCACCCACCCAGCGACGGGCCTCCCCTGCTGCCACTCCTGTGAGCCGCAGTGGGAACGGAACGGGAACGCCTGCAAACCGGGCCACTTTGACCCGCGAACAGGCCGACATGGCTAAAATGATGGGAATGACCCCTGCCGAGTACCACAAAAACATGATGGACCTGAAAAAAGAAGGGAAAATGAACTAATGGAACCTGTAGCAAAACGCCGTGGGCGTCCCCGGAAAGTTGACCCTGAGATTGTTGAGCCTGTTTCCATCCGTCAGCCTATGAGGGCCGAAATGCGCGAACCCGATCCCCGTTCTGCCGCCGCAAAGAGGGCGCAGGAAATTATGGGCAATATTGGTCAGGCTGATGAGGGGCAGGACGACTTCCGCACCCCCAAAGCCCCGGACGGTTGGACCTACGAATGGAAGCGCAACACGCTCTTCAATCAGGAAGACCCGGCCTACATGACCTCTCTGCACCGTACTGGCTGGGAGCCTGTACCGGCCAAGCGCCACCCGGAAATGATGCCTATTGGGGCTGCTAAATCAATCGAGCGTAAAGGGATGATCCTGATGGAGCGTCCTGAAGAGGTTACTCGTCAGTTTAAGGAAGCCGACAAGCGCCGCGCCCGTTTGCAGATGCGGGCCAAGGAAGAACAGCTTGGTTCGGCTCCGCAGGGTCAGTTTGGGCGAGACCATGCTCAGGCCGCTCCGAAGATCAACAAGTCCTACGCGCCGATGCCCGTTCCGAAAGACTGATAAATCACGCCTTGCAGCAGCCCACGCTGGGAAACTGGCGTGGGTTTCTTTTCGTACATTTAGTAGCTGAATTATGTTGGGCCACTATCGTTTACAGATGGTTCCATATTTAGTATATACTTTCCCTAAGCGCACAGCGCCTGCCTTCCCACGATGAGGAAGGCTATAATTAACCCCGGCCCTATCTTCGCCACGATGAGCGATGATGGCCTCCTGAAGAGGAGTCCCGTCATGGCGAATGTGAACGCGCCTTTCGGTTTTCTAGAATACTACGGTGGCGCTGGTGGCGCTCCGACTTTCTCCCAGTCTGCTCGCCGCGCTGCTTATAACGCTGCCGCCATTTATTTTGGCGACCCCGTTCAGCAGGATGGCACGACTGGTTACATCGTGCAGGGCGATCCTTCCGATCCGCAGGCCCTTGCTGGCATCTTTGTTGGTTGCCAGTACCTGTCTACCTCGCAGAAGCGCACCGTGTGGTCGCGTTACTGGCCGGGTACGGACTCGACCACCGATGTCATTGTCTATGTTGTTGATGATCCGAATGCTCGTTGGCTTGTTATGGGCAACAGCACGACGTTCAACATCAGCGGCAGTCCGTCTGTGTATGGCACCTCGCCTGTCGGCCAGTACGCTCAGTATGCTATCGGTTCTGGCAATACCAGCACTGGTGCGTCTGGTGCGTATCTGAATGCCCTCGGTACTACGGTCACTTATCCGTTTATCGTGGTCGATCTTATTACGTTCCCGCCGGGAGCGAATGGCGCGGACCCAGAGTCTGCTTACAATCATGTCGTTGTTGGGTTCAACAACCAGATCATGCGCACCAATGGCGCTGGTCCGACCGGCATCAGCTAAAGGAGATTTGACCAATGGCTGTTAATCTTAGTGCGATTAAAGACCTTCTGCTCCCCGGCCTACGCGGCGTAGAAGGCAAGTACGAGATGATCCCGTCTCAGTACGATAAAATCTTCACCAAGCATAACTCGAACATGGCCCTCGAACGTACTGCCGAAATGCAGTACCTCGGTCTGGCCCAGTTGAAGACCGAAGGCGGTCAGACTGCGTTCGATAACAACGCTGGTGAGCGTTTTATCTACAATCAGGAACATACGGAAATCGGCCTCGGCTACGCGATCACTCGCAAGGCTGTTGACGACAACCTGTATAAGACCCAGTTCCACCCGTCCAACCTCGGCCTGATCGAATCCTTTCAGCAGACCAAGGAAATCTACGGCGCGAACCTCCTGAATACTGCTGAAACCTACAATGCTTCCATTGGCGGTGACGGGGTGGCTCTTTGCTCCCTCAACCATCCGATCACTGGCGGCACTGTGGCGAATACGCCAACAACTCAGGTTGATCTTAACGAAGCTACGTTGCTGAATGCGATGATCGCAATCCGCACGAACTTCAAGGATCAGGCTGGCCTGAAGGTCTTCGCCCGTGGTCGTAAGCTGGTTGTTCCTCCCCAGTTGGAGCCGGTTGCTATCCGTCTGTGCAAGACGGAACTGCGTCCGGGTAGTGCGGACAATGATGTCAACGCGATTCTCATGACCGCAGGCGGTCTGCCGGAATCGTACATGGTCAACGACTTCCTGACCTCGCCCTATGCGTGGTTCTTGCTGACCAACATTGACGGTCTGTCGTATATGGAACGCGTAAAGTTTGAAACCGACATGCAGGTCGATTTTGTTACCGACAACCTGCTGGTCAAGGGTTACGAGCGTTATTCGTTCGGCTACTACAACTTCCGTTCAATCTTCGGTTCGTTCCCAACCTCGTAATCGGTAAGCCTCCCCTTAACCGGGGAGGCTCCATTTTTTAGGAGAGACCCCATGAAAGGTCGCAAAGGTAAAGCCAACGGCGGAGAGATGGACTCTCCCAAGTCTGGCACTAAAGAGTATGAACAGGACCTGAAGCGCAAGAATCTGCGCTACACCTACCAGAGCAATGTCAACGACGAAGCTGAAGAGCGTAAGTTGGGTGGCCGTGCGAAGAAGAAGAATGTTGGCATGGTTCAGGGCAAGTCTGCCAATCATGCTGGTCGTAAGGCTCGTCAGACTGGCGGTCGCGCTGGTTCAGATAAGTCGCCGCTGTCTTCGGCCCATGCGGGTACAGCCCCCAAGGGTCACAAGACTTTGGACATCGACTAATTCAAACTAAATTATCCCTCCACTGGGAAACTGGTGGGGGGGTTTTTCCGGGGTATCCCGGTGCATCTGACAGCCCCGGCTGACGACATGCAGACAGATGTGCCTAACTCGCATGTGAGGATATTTTAATGGCTAACACGCATTTTACGGGTCCGGTCCTGTCGGAAAATGGTTTTATTGTTGGCACGGATAGCCAGCCGTATGTGACTGTAACCGGCGCCAATACGGCGACCCCGTTCGCTGGCGTTCTCAGCACAATCAACCCAGTTTCTCCTTTTGGCAGCAGCACCAATACGGCTCCTTCGAGCGCCCAAGGCGTAAAGGGTCAAGTTTATGGTTCTAATTTGACTGCTACCGCCAATTATTACATTGGCGTTATGGGCCGTTACCTCGTCACAGGCAGCAATGCTTCGACGTACCCTAAAGTGGGCGTTTTAGGCGTTGTTGGTAACACGACGACGACTGCCAACGCGGCGGTTATGGCGTTCCTCGACGGCGACGGTGGCTTGACGACAGCTACTGCTGGCTTCGGCATCTCGATGACTAACAGCACTGGCGGCAGCGGATTTAGCTTCGGCTTGGACTTGAACATGCTGGATACGGGCGCTCCGTCCGGCCTGCAACCTTACGGGATTGCTCAAATCCGTTTGGCTAAAGATGCTGCCAACGGCAATGTCGTGATTAAAGTTGTCACCTCAGTTGTTGACGGCACTGCTTCTGGCCTTGGCATTGGTTCGCTTGGCATTGACTCAACGGCTGGTAAGCTGTTCGTCGTGGACGCTTCAGGCAACTGGCAAATCGTCACTAGCTGATGATTACGCATCCCGACCCAGAGATTGAGTTTCTGGTTCATATGTTGGCCGGTCAGAGAGACGTTGCTATGGGACAAGCAGCTAAACTTTTCAAAGAGAACAAATCTTTGAAAGATCAAGTTGAAGAACTCAAAGCAAGGCTTCCTGCCGATCTGGAATAATTAGTGGGGTGTGGGGGCTTCGGCCCCCCACTTTCTTGAGGTAATTATGTCTGGTGCTTGGACGAGAAAAGAAGGCAAAAGCCCTTCTGGTGGCCTGAACGAAAAGGGCCGTCAATCTCTCCGTGCTGAAGGCCATAACATAAAACGTCCTGTGACGGCTGCTGAGGCCAATAAAAGCCCAGCAGCCTCACAGAGGCGGGACAACTTCAGGACTCGCATGTGCGGAATGAAGGAAAAGCTGACCTCCGCTAAGACCGCGCATGATCCTAATAGTCGTATTAACCTTGCCCTGAAACGCTGGGACGTTAAGTGCTGATATGGTTGACCGGAAAAAACCTCGTGAGAAGAACTTCTGGGATAAACCCGTTCCAGATAATGTTCGGCACAAAGATTTGAGCGTTAAGGGCGTTAAGACTGCTAAGGCAAAGGCCCGCGCTGCCGGGAGGCCATATCCCAATATGGTAGACAACATTACCGCTGCTCGCGCAGGGCTTACAAAAGGTAAAAGAAAATGACGCCCATTACAGTAACTCAGACTAATGCTGGCCGCGCTGTGATTGCGGTCGATAACTTTCTGAACCCGTTCAACATTGGCGTTGCCGCTGCCGAAGTGAGCGGAACGGCCACTGGCAGTGTTCAGTATTCGTTTGATGACCCTATGGACGCCGGATATACCGCCGCCTCTGCGACTTGGTATGACGCGCCAAACTTGTCTAACCTTTCGGCTACGGCAAGCGGTGCCTTTACCATCCCGTGCAAAGCGATTTGCATCTACGTTACCGGCACTGGTGTCTGGACGCTGACCATTGTGCAGGCTGGAACTCGATAGGAGGCCGGTTTGACCACTAGCG